GTTGCGGCATTGGTCGACTACGCCACCGCCGACACCGCCGCCGTCGATGAAGATGCCGTCGGGGCGGTAGGTGGAGTGGAAGTCGAGAATGCGGTTGGTCAGTTCGGTGGTGCTGATGCCGTTGTAGGTGCGTCGATCGATGGTGCGGGCGTCTCGGCCCTTGCGGGGGAAGAGGACGGAGTTGTTGCGCCCGAAACGGGCCACGTCAACCCCAAGGCTGAGAGGCACGGTCCGATCCACATAGGGGATGTCTCGGGACATAGCCTCGTCGATTTCGAGGGCGGAGAAGAACTCGAGGAGGCCTTTGAGGGGGAACTGGCCGAGGAAGCGGACGCGGACGATGTCATTGTCGAGGCCTCCGTAGGCGGCGATTTCGCGCTCGATGTAGGCTTTGTTGGTGATGCGGACCGTGCGGGAGTCGATCTGGCGATGCTTCCAGATTGAGGCGAAGCGGCCGCCGTCGAAGCAGTCGCGGAAGCGGCCGATGTTGAGGGTGGGGTTGCCGAAGGCGAGCCAAATGATTTGGGTATTAGAATCGGTGAGGGCGCCGCCTGCAGTTTCCCAGATGATGTCGGGGATCTCGGAGGCCTCGTCGAAGATGATGAGGAGGCGCTTGCCTTGGTTGTGAAGGCCCTGCCACGCGGCAGGGTTGGACCGGTTCCAAGGGGCTTGGTCGATGCGCCAAGTTTGGGCTCGGGTGGGATCTTTGGAGAAGAGTGAGGTGGCGGTGAGGGTGTAGTAGTCGCGCATGAAGAAGGCGAGGTTGAACCACTTACCGATCTCGGCCCAGGTTTTGGTTTTGAGCTGAGTCTCGGTGTTGGCGGTGATCACGCCGCGGGTGTCGGGGAAGGTGCAGAATGCCCAGAGGGTGATGTGGGCCACGGTGGCGGATTTGGCGATGCCATGGCCCGAGGCGACGGCTTCTTGGATCGCGGTGTTGGCGTCGAGGAGGCCGTCCTTGATGCGGTTCATGAGGTCGATGGCCCAATCCTCAGGGCCGGAGAAGTTCTCGAGAACGGTGCCCGGCTTGCGCCATGGGTAGGCGCCTATGGTGAAGGCCAAGGGGTCGTCTTTGACGGAGGCGAGCCAGGAGGGAAGGTCGTCGATCACGGCCTCTTGTCCTGCAGGACGGAGGTCGGCGCGGGCGGGGGCGGTCACTCCAGAATGTCCGCTTCCGCGAAGCAGTCCCATGTGTGGCTGTTTGGCGCGGTCCAGGTGACGTTTGGTCCTGGGTATGTGGTTGTGTCGTTCGTCAGCGTCACCGCCCCGGTCAGGCCAGTTGTCGTCCCTGCGTCAGCTACAGCGGCGGCAGAAGCCGGCGTCATGGTCGCCCACGTCGCACCTGACGCTCGCGAAAAAATTACGGTCGGAAAGTGCCACGTCGCAAAATCCGTGAAGGTCGTCGTATCCTGGCAGAGCACCTTGATGTCCATCCTCGACACCCACGACGTCGGCATAGGGACGGAGTTCGTCGCGCCAGGTGTCACGGATACCCACATGCGCGTAGGCGTTGTTGACGTCGTTCGAGCGCCAATGACAGTGCGCGAGATTTGCTCAGGAATGCCGATCGCGTTTGACCCCCCCGAATAAGTGAATTGCCCCGCACGCTGATTGGACGTCCCGAGCGAGCCGAGCACCCAATCGTACGATTGCAGAGCTGCATTATTGCTCCCGAGCCCGCCCGCGAAATAGCCAGACACTTGATTCTTACAGCCGAGGGCCACCGCTCCAGTTCCGCTGGCTACCTGCCAGTTGCCGTTGCGGCAGTTGCCGGAGCCATAGACCTGTCCGTCGAATGCGTAGGAACCGCGCGCGAGGCCGCCTACTATCGTCCCGTCTGCGACAATAGACCGCTGGAAAGGCCCGTTTGATCCGGGCCACGCATTGACGCTGATGTCTCCCCGTTGCCCGGCGCCAGCGGTCACAATCGTCTGCGCCGCCGCCGTCCCGTTCTGAACAACGACGTTTGCAGCCGGGAAGCCAAGGGCGTTGACGATTGGCGCATCTATAATTCCGACAATGCCGTTTTCGATCAAGACGCATGCGGTTGTCGGGGCCGGGACCGGCCATTGACAATACGGCGACGAAACGTAAGCCGATGCGGCTCCAATCAGCCGCAGACCAGCGACCGCCGGACTATCGAGGTCTGGCTGGTCGACCCTCCCGCCGGAAATGACCATGTTGTATTGTGCCAGGTTCCCCGGCGTGTTCCACGGGTGCGGTTGCACCCACGAGTTACTGCCGGTGTCAATAATGTCTTGGAGCGCGCCGTTAATTGCGTAAATTCCGTCGCCGAACTGATTGTCTGGCGCGTAGACGCCGATCGCCGTCAGGGGGTAATCAGCGGCAGAAGTCCCGATCTCGTCGCGGACGGTGATGTCATAGACCCGGAGCGCAGCGGCATAGCGATACGTCACCGGATCGCCGATGACGAATGCGGCCCCGTTGGGGACTTGCGGAGCGGCGTTGGCGATCTCGACCCCCGAGACCGACCCGCCGGCCGCGCCGTGTAGAAACAGCGGCGTCGCGACAAGGTGGCTCCCGTCAATCCGCAAGTCCCGAATGTCGATGATACCTGTCAGGTCGCCTTTGTAGATCATCGACGGCAGCGACGTCGTGGAATAGGTCGCGTAATAATTAGGGATCGCGGGCGTCGCGAGTGCGCGGATGTTGGTTGACTTCCGCCCCGACCCATAGACGAGCAGATCACAGGCGGGTGTTATCTGCACGGTCGTCGCGAGCCCCCATCCGTCCCCCGGCAGGGACAGGGCGGATGAGGAGCCCGGCACGACCGCACTGGCCGTCGCGCAAATCGCATTGACGGCACTCTGAATCCCGGCGGCGTCGTCGTGTCCCCAGGTGACGAGCGCCGTCCCGGCAACCGTCGTGCCGGCGGCGTCCGCGAGCGTGGCGTGTGTGGCGTCAATGATTGCTATAATCGTGCTGGCGAGCGGGAGCACGGGCGGCGTCACGACGACGGTTCCGAAGGTCGCGGCCACCGTGTACGACCCGCCGCTCGGCGCGGCGGTTACGTCGCCAACGCCAAGAGTGTACCCCCATCCACCGGTTAGGATCGAGGCCGAAACCACGGTGTAGGTGAGATTGAAAGTGGCGCTTGTGCTGCCCCCGGCGGCGATCGGGCAAGAAGCGTACACGCCGGCATAGCCTGCGGAAGTAATATTCCAGTACAAGCCGGGCGTGATCGCGCCGACTGAGGAGGCAACACCGCCGGAAAATGTTATATCAAATGCACCGACCGTCTTCGCGCCATAGCTTGTCAGCGTGCAGGTCCACGTCCCGTTGTTGTATCCTGCCCCCGCAGTCGCAATCGTGGCCGACGCAACCCCCATTATTGGGGCCGCGACGGCGTATCCGCCCACGCCAGATGTGAATGCGATCGAGGGTTGTGCTGTGTAAGACCCGCCAGACGCAACGGGAATTGACGAAATCGCCCCCGTCGCCTGTGTCGCGCCCGCATACTGCACGACGATCCGTTTCCCGACGTCGACCGACGAGAAATTACACGACGAACATGTGAGGGCCGATGCGGACGCTGTGATCCCGACTGTGGCTGAAACCTGCTTCGTGTCCCGATACGCCCCGAAATCAAGTGGCGTGAGCGTCCAGCCCATGCGCTGCGCGAGGCTGATGGCGGTGTTCCCGCCGACCGCGATGAACGCTTGCATAGGGTTGAAGTTGTTGTAGATGGTCGGGACTGCTCCTAGGGCGGGAATGGCCAATAGGGTCAGGAGGAGGGGGAGGAAGCGCCTCACCAGCGGAACTCCACGTCGGTGGTTACGGAGGAGCCTGTAGCAGAGATTAGAGAAAGGGCTTGGAGAGTGGAGGCGCTTTGGATTGGGAAGGTGGAGTAGCCGAAAATTGGGACGCCGACGGAGGCGGTAGGGGCGGTGCTGTCAGCGCGATAGCGAAGGGCTACAGAGGAGGAGGCTTCGGGGGTTATAAAGGCGAAGAGAGACCATGGGGGGATGGTGGGGCAGGAAGCGGTGGAGAGGAGGGTGGTGAGGAGAGTGGCTGTGGTAGTGACAGTGATTTGACAGTAGATGGAGGTGTGGGTAGCGCCGGAGTAGTCGTAGACGGGGTTCTGGGAGGGCTGGTTGGTGGAGGTGGTAGTTTGGGCCGCTGCGGGGAAAAAGAGGCCGCAGCCTACAAGCGCGGAGCATACGCCCATGAATACCCTG